GGATAGGTACTTCGACGGTTTCGTGGCCGAAGAAATAATCTCGAATAGCGCCGAGTCGAACCAAGCGTTTAGCGACTACCACACGGACCGTCTCGGATGATTAACTCGGTGTCCAAGTATATCATATCATAATTATGGCATTTGAAACAAACGGGTCGCTCACCACAGCGACAAAGACCGCTGACGGGACGGCGACCGAAATCACGACGGACGCCACCGTCCCGACAGACACGTCGATCTCGCTGACAGTCAAACAGGACGAGAGCGGTGGCACGACAGCCGACAACACGGAGACAATAAGCGTCGCTGATGGGACGGCCACGACCTCGCTTTCGTCGTTCAATAACGTCACGGGGTCGAGTTGGTGGCTGACCATTGACCTCTCGACAACCGACGACACGGTTTCCCCGACATTTAACAGCGCGACGCTGACGGTTGAGCAAAGCGTCACGGTCGGGGCGTCGCCGGTCGAACTATCATTCGCGCCGCAGGACGCCTTTATCTCCGCGCAAACACTCGTCTCGGCTAATCCGGTCACACTCGGACTCAACACACCGACCCCGTTCGTCGCGGCCGAACTCCCGCCGCTTCAAGCTGACCCGGTTGAGCTTAACTTCACAGTCTCAAACGCGCTCATCGCGCCGTTTCTCCTCACCGACGAGTGGCGGATTGGAGACGATATACTTCGCCCAACAACGCTTGAAGCCACGCCGCAAACAACGCAATTGTCAATCTCAATCCCAAGCGATGAAATTGACACATGGCGAGACTATGATGAATCGGGCGACGTAACGACAAATAGCGGCTTTGGTGGTGGATTCAGAAGCTTCAGCCGCGACGGAAATGGATCTATTTCTGTCCGGCCAGCATTTAATCAACTCAACCCATTCCAACCGGAGTTTGATTACCAAATCACAAGTTACAATGAAACCCAAGTCGCGCCAAACAGGTTTGAAGTAGATTTAATCCTTCAACGCGAGCAAAATAGGGACGATGCTTTTCCCACACTTTCACAAAGCGGCGAGTGGGTGTTTAATCTGTCACACGGTACAATTGGCTTGGCAAACGATAAAGTAAGCCAATTAGACCGGAGTGGCGACGCAACAGGTGGGACAAATAGCCTTCAGTTGCGTGTTACAGGGGAACAAGCCGGTGCCTTACTCGACAGCCTTGGGTATCCCGGTGCGATAACAACGCGGAGTGTTCCAGACGGTGAGAATATTCGTGTTGATGAATTAGACGGTGAGCAATCCGTGACAGTTTCAAGCCCGAGTGATTCCGCACTCCCGGATGAGACATATGCGGTGCCGGATTGGACACTCACATACGACACGCCCGGTGAAACGCCGTGGGTGTTTGATATAACACTCGCAGAACTGTAATCATGTTACCTGAGATATTCAACGACCCACGGTATTACGCCGTGTTGGTTGTCGTGATTGTCGCATTGATTCAATACCAGAGAACGCTTTCATGGGCTGAATACAAGCGGATTCATCGATTTAAGCTCAAAGTATTACCAGTTATAGACCGCCATACGAATCTCTTTGTCGTCTCTCGAAAGGGTGGAGTTCACGATCCCGAGTTTGTCGGAGAGACGAGTAAGAGTATTGAAGAGTCGTTCAAGCACTTAGTCGAATCAGGTGGGAGCCCCCACCTAATCAATTCGCTCAAGCTGCGAGCAGTTGACGGTGGAAAACAGTTCTCGCCGGCACAAGTCGTGTTTAGCCATTCAGACGGGTCACAAACGGAAGTATATCTATTCCCGTGCGACGATGGGACACACGCCTATGCCCATGTGGAACCCGGACCACAGACGCCGAAAGAACACTTAGAGGGCTGGCAGAAAGACGGTGACGTAAGAGGCGTTATCCCAGAGTCTCTGTTTTAATTTTCCCTGCTTTTCGTGGGGTCATTAGTGGCAACGCCGGCTTTAGTTTCACCGCGGACGGATGACGTTGAAGTGCCTCGCACCCGTGGATTAGGAACGCGCCATGAAGCCAACCAGAAGGAAATTCGCAGCGATTGGTATTGGTACAATTCTCGGAACCGGCACGGTTGTAAGCATCGGCACAGACACAACCGCCGCGGAAGTCACAGGGAGTTTCACCCTCCCGGACGTTGAGAGAGACGTTCAAAATCCAGTTGATAGCGTTCGGATGGACGCAAGCGGATCTGTCTCATGGGATTCAGAAACCAAACCAACAAGAGTAATCCTGAGGTTAGAAGTCGCCAAGAACAGCACCGACTATGAACAAGTTGAAGCCAAGACGTTTCTACCGGCCTTGAGCGGGTTCAAGAGCAATCTTTTGCGTTCACACAAGCCAACCTACTCGACCATTCGGAAATCGCTGCTGTGGATTTCTCGCCAACACAGACCGGCGAAACAAAGCAACTCGCCTTACACGCAAGATTGAAACTAACTGTTCAACATGATGGATCGGCCTTAGCCGAAGCGGAACTCCAAGAAACAACCCAAATTGAAGTAACAAAGACCCAAGGAAAAACAACCGTGGAAATGGGCGCTACGGGTGAAATAGAAATAGGTACGTCAGACTAAAGACGACGGCAAAGAACATGAAATAGATCCATTGCGTTTCAGGGGTCATTTTTCGGCTTCCGGATCGACAATCATGAGACAATCGTTTTGTGTTGCCATCATAGCGACTCTAATCTCGGCTTCACACGCACCTATCTCCCGCACAAAGTCGTTTGTGAGCCGTCTTTTGTTTGGGAGTACGTAACCCCACGTGTGCCGTTCAAACTCTATGTCATGGCCGTCTAACCAGTATTCTAAGGCTTGTGTGTTCATTCTAATGTCTCTTGAGATTCGTCATTTGCGGCCCGAAGCTCCTTGTACGCTTTCTCTAAGTGCTTACACACACCGCTTTCAGACGGTGCTTGTTCATCCAAATCAGCCGAGTGTTCGCTTCGCCAATTCCAGCACGTACACACCGGAAGGGAAATCTGGTCGGCTACAAGGTCCATTTCAGGGTGATCCTTCGGCTTATCGTAGGTCTTGATTTTCCCAACCAGATACTTCTTGTCGGGGTTGCTTTCAGACGCGATTGTATCAATATCCGCTATATCTTCCACGTTAAAGCCCATGCTCCGAAGGTAGCCCGCGTAGCCCGGCTCAAAGACTAACCCCTCAGACGTGTGTTCTTTGGTAATGTTCTCTTGTTCGGCTATAGTCATACTGTAAACTCCGTGAGTTGCTTGTGTTCTCTCCCGCGCCGGATCAACTGATATTCGCTATATGCTTTGTCAATACACTCGTCGCAAAGCCATGCGACTTCTGCCGGGTTCCAATCCTTGCCTTTCACGTATCGCTCTTCCCAATAGTCTTGATAGTTGTGCGGCTCTCCGCACTTATGGCAGTCTATATTCGGGTTGCGATCAATCTCTCCGCGTCGTTCGTTTCGGATGTTGTGTGCCACGTCATCGTTGATGCTCATAGTTCACTCTCCGAAAGCGCGCCCGCGGCCGTTAGGTCCGATATGGCTCTGGACTTAGCTCTGGTATCGGCAAACCTAACAAATTCGTTGTCATCAACGCCACTCTCGGTTAGGTAGCCCTCTCCGTGAGCCTCCGCACACCGTCCGTCCGGCATTTCAGCCCGCGCATGAACAACCACACCTTTCGGATCGTCAAAGGTAGCAACCACTTCGCTGGTTGTCGAGATACCCAGCTCCGTTTGCATGTAGCGGAACCCCCGCTTTGAAATCGCGGGTGTCCCCTGAATCGTATTCACAAAGTCGTCATTAATCCCTCGGAGGTAACTAATCGGGTGACTGATTAGCTCTTGGCCGTTCGATTCGGTTGTGACCGTCTCTGCCGTCACGGGTTCGGCTTCTTTCGGGCCGCCGTCTGTCTGCGGGGTTTCGCTTTCGTATTCAACCCCGCGTTCATCCAGCAAGTCGCACGTATCTTTGAACTCTTGCCTATCCGTGAACTCTTTTTCTTTGCCGTTGTATTTGATTGTGTATGTCATCGGTCTAAATGTCTAAGCCGCGCTCATAGTCCATATCCGGCGTTGCCCCACAGTCGCACTCGACGCCGTGGGTTGGGTCGTTACAATCATACTCCCGATCCGTTTCGGGCGGGTTCTTGGGTGTATCAGGGTCGCGCATTGTTAGTGGGTTGTGTCAATCGTAACCGTCCCGGTACAACTTTCCTCATGGTTCTCGCCGCGGTATTCCGCCTTGCGTTCAGACGTAACGAACGCACACGACTTCCCGCACGAACAGGACCATACAAAGTCTTCGCCGTAGCTCACATGGTCCGGGTCGCCAATGGGTTCGTACTCTTTCGCGCTTTGGGTCTTTGTCGTCATGACCTACTACACACTCTATTTGCTACCCACTTATAGTTAACGTATTGGAAACGCTTTAGTACCCACGGTGTATACTCTAAGTCGGATGGCAACGACCCATACCCGCGTGCCTGATAGTGTACGCGACAAGGCGAAGGACGTGAAAAGCGAATACGATTACCCCAGTATCGGTGAGGCTATCCGGCATATGTGCCAAGAAGGTGGTTACGATGTCTAAGATGGGATACCGTGAGAAGTGCCTATCGCAAAAGTTGAATCTCTGTAATATATGTGGTGCCGATGAAGAGCTGTTAGTTCATCATATCGATGGGGATAGAGACAACAACGACTTGTCTAACCTTCTGCCGGTTTGTGTTGGTTGCCACGGTAAGGTACACGCGCAAACAGACAAGGGTGAAAAGTGGGACAAGTACACTTCCAAGCTCCCGGAAAAATCATTGTTGAAGGGGAAAAACAGCACAAGCGGTAAAATCCTATCCATAGAAGGTGAGAAGGCGACTATTAGGACGGAAATGCGTGAGAACGGAAGGATTACTATACCGTCTAAGGTCCGCCAAGAGTTAGGTATTGAAGGCAAAACGGCCGACCTGAACGTTACCGTTGAAGTCCTTGAACGCCACGGTGAGACCGAATGACTGTTCAAGACGCATTAGAAGCGATTGACGCCCCCGAAGGTGTCAAGTTCAACTTCATTGAATCTACGCAAGAAGTTGAAGTTGTGATTAACGGCGAATACGGACAAGTCATTATGATTGAAGAGGTTGACCCAATTCGAGAACAGCTTGAAAATGACGTTCCCGGCCCGCTGTTCGCAAAAGGCGGTGAGACCGATGAATAATGATATGATTGCGTGGTTGGGAGCGGTGTTTGCCACTTTGGCTATTTGGCTCCCTGATATACTCGCAATTCCATCGTTTCTAATGCCCGGACTGTCGGTAATAATAGCATATGCGGGCGGTATGTGGTTCGTCCATTACGCACAAAAGGAATAACCATGAGTGAAATCACGCATTACTGTAAGTCGGGTGAAACGGTCGAACTTGAACAGGGAAGGTACCTCCCGGACGCACAAGAGTATCGAACCGAATGCGACCACTGCGGGCCGGTGTATCACAACGGGGCGTGTACCCATGAGTGAGGTGTTATACCTCGGTGGGTCGTTGTACCTTGCCGGGTTAGCCAGCGGGTTTCTGTTCGCCACGCTCAACTTGTGGTGGATGAACGTTGTTATGACTGTGATCGTCACGGCCACAATTTGGAGGCTCAAAGAATGACGACTAAGAGAGAATACGACGACTACACAACCAGAACCGTTCTTGAAAACGCCGGCTGGCAAGTCGAAAAACAAGACGCCGTAAAGTTCAACTCCGGCAGTGAAACCCTCCCCCATGCCAGTTTGAAGCTAATCACTTGTTGGTACCTAAAACAAGAGTGCGGCTACAGAGTTGATACCGAAGTTGAAATGCCGCACGGCGACGTTGACGTATTAGCATGGGACGCGAACGACATTATTATTGTCGAGTGCGAAACGGCGCCAACAGACGAGGTTATATCGGACAAGATAGCGCGTTACGTGGATGGACAACCACCGAGAGAGTGTTGGGTCTTGAATCCGAATGAAATGCCTGAGAAGACGTTAGAAGCGTATGAGTGGGTGAGTGAGGAAATCGGACTATGACCGGAAGCGATAGGGAGCGCGAATTAGCCCGGATACTCGACACACAGGGATACAAAGTTATCCGCGCGCCGAGTAGCGGGAGCGCAACAACCAGAGCCTTACCCGATCTCTTTTTCGCCAAGAACGGTGAAAAGACCGCGATTGAACTCAAGTACACGGGCGAAGATCGGGCCTACTATACTAAAGAAGAGGTAGACGCGCTCAAAGAGTTCGCAGCCGCGTTCAACGCCTACACGCGGCTTGTGGCGCGGTTCAAACAAGATACAACGTGGTATAGCATTGACCCGCGAAAGGCCGGCCGAACCGAACAGGGCAACTATGTGGTCCATCGAGGCTTAGACGACTTAGAGGAAATCAATGACTAAGTACGTAAGCTCAAAAGGCGCGTGCCGGGTTCAAGCCTATCACGTCGATCCCGAGTGTGCGAACATCAAGGCCGAAGCTGTTGAGGCCACTGAGTCACAATTAGAGTTCCATGATTTAAACCCATGCCGTAGGTGTGTCGAGAACTATGAGCATACGAATACAACGATTCAAGACCACAAGTTCAGTCACCTACACAAATGACAGAGTACATCATCCGATCCACCCACGGAAAGAGCGTAAAGCGGTATCACACGGACCCGACGTGTGCGGCCGTCCAACAGATGAACGGCACCCGGACGGTCGGAGAGCGATACGTTAGTAATCAAGACGTATCAGAGTGTAAGCGGTGTGCTGGCAACGTTAACCATCCAGATACGAACCGCAAGAGTTTGCGAACACTTCTTGAACAGGGTGAACTATGAGCAAGTCCAAAATCCAACTCATCAAAGAAGAATGGGGCACGCTATACCTCAAGTCAGGGACGAAAGCGCATATCATGGATAGTTGCCGGTATGTAAACGACTCTCACCGGAAGGTTAAAGCCGAGAACTCCCCCGAAAACCACATTGAAATCTGTAACTGGTGTGAAAACAAGTTTGATGAATGGCGGAAGGGGTTAGACAAAGACCTGAAAATCCGGTGTGAGCGGTGCGGAACCCGAACGGATAACGCAACGTATTGTAACGATTGCCAGCTACACGTAGAGCGTGTGAGGGCGCGCAAATAATGCCGAACTGGTATGAGTGGGTGTGTGTCGAGTGTGGGGAAACAACCCGGAACACGGATAACGGATCTCGGAGTTTGAAGCCGTGTCTGAACTGCGAACAGGTTACGACCCACGAACGGGAATAGTGTTACAGGGGTTGTAACACCCGCAACCGGACATTTATATGCCCCCGCGTCCTTGTTGTCACTAAGCGACAAGACGAACGCACCAAAAGGACCGCGGTGGCTCGTGTCTCCTTTTGGTTCCGTGCCGGTATAAGCCTACCGGACACGGGAGAGTCTGTCGCGTGAACAGCCACGCAAGACCATGACAGAACGAATCTGTGGCGCACTTGGGTGCCACAACGACGCGGACGGCGTAACGCCTGATGGAAAGCACACGTGCCTGACGTGTGCCGACGCGAACGGCTGGAAGGTGGAGCTATATGAGTGACGACTGGACCGAACGTTGCCCCGGCTGTGGCAAGGATCATGCCGACTGGACCGATGAGGGAACGGCTCGGAACAGCGACGGCCGCACCATGCTTGACCTGTGGCGCTGTGATCGCTGCGGCTACATGGCTGAGGGGGTTCGGCTATGAGTGAACAGCAGATATACGTGGTTTCATACCACGATGTGACTACCAAACGTCATGTGCCCGAAAACGGCCCGCTAACGGTGAAAAACACGTTTGTGAGCGACTACGCCGATTACCATAAGATTGGTATCGCGGAAGATCCGCAAACCCGTGTTTCAACGATGAGTTCAGCGACACCTAATGAACTACGCTTAGTCACAACCATTGAAGCTGATGACGCAAAGACTGCCGAGAAACACCTACATAATATATTCAGGAGTAGGAACCACCACCGGGAGTGGTTCAAACTCACGGCAAAGGGGATCAATTCGCTTGAAGGGTTAGAACACGTTCAAGCAGAGAATCTTAAGACGTTAGCACATAAGAGACGGCGGTGTGATTGGGACCACGACAAAGGTCTATACGTCATGCTCATGGAAGAGCGAGGTGGTGACGAATGACCCGGAACGGCGGAAATCACGGCGCTTACACCCCCGTACAGCAACAACAACAACAACAAACTAAAAATAATATTATTGTATTATTGTTATTGGTGGGGGTTGTCGGAGGTGGTCGCGGTGAGTAAGAACAACATTTCTGCGACGGTTGATGACGACGTGTATGAGTTTGTCCAACAGGACCATATCAACACGTCCGGGCTGGTGAACCAATGCCTCAAGCAGTACATGAACACGGGTGGCGACGTGTCCGCCGTGAGAGACTTGCGGATTCAACAGTTGATGGATGAAGCCGAAGAGTACGACACGCTCGCGGAAAAGAAGCGTGAACAGGCCGAAGAGCTTCAAGAAGCGTATGAGCGTGCGGAAGCCGAAGACACCGAAGAGCGGCGGCAAGAAGTGATCGATAACGCCGAGAATATCCCCGCCGATCCGTCGCACCCGCACTTTGTCGAAGCGGAGGGTGTGGATATGACGCCCGAAGAGTTAGCGAAAGCCGCGGCCGAAGAGTACAACAAGGAATACGACCCTTACGATAACGCATGATTCCACGCAACACAACCATCAAACACGACATAATCGGAGAGTTCGGGGAGTTCCTTAGCCGATACTATAGGGACGAAATCGCAACGGCGCTTCAAAACGGTGAGCGGAGTATCACTGTGGAATATAGCGATCTATTCCAATTTGATAGCGACCTCGCACAAGATTATCTCGACAAGCCGGAGATTATGGTTCCACAGTTGGACCGGGCAACGACCGAGGTAGATATGCCGAACCCGGACGCCGAAAGCGACCTCGCACGTATGACCGTCCGCGTTGCTGGTGTTGATGACGAAGACCTACCCGTGTCGGGTCTTCGGGACCACCATAGGGACCGCTATCTCGGCGTACGCGGACAAGTGAGCATGGCCACGCAAGTTCAGCCGCGGGTCGTTGAAGCCGTGTTCCGGTGCGAACGGTGTTCAACAAGCGACAGCGATTTCTACTTAGACCCGATCCCGCAAACCGGCGAAGAGCTTCAACTTCCGAGTGATTGTCCGGGTTGCGAGCGGCAGGGTCCGTTTACCCTTGATGAATCCAAATCTACCATGGTCGACCACCAGATAGTTGAGTTGACCGACGAGCCGGGGGAGTCTTTCGGGGCAAACGCGAATAGCGTCCCGGTTCATCTATATCGTGACGCGGCGGGGAACGTTATGCCGGGCGATAGGGTCCGCGTTAATGGGCACGTCACGACCGACCTCGCACAGATCCGATCCCAGCAAAAGATACCCACCCGCCGGCCGTGGAAGGTTGAAGGCCGTGCGGTCGACGCCGAACAAGTAGCCTTTTCGGAGGTTGAACCCGAGCATTTGGATGAAATCAAGCGTCTCTCCAAACAGGATGACCTTGTGAATCTGTTTGTAGATTCAATCGCACCGAATATCCTCACCGACGAGAGAGGCGACACGCACAAGCTCGCGTTAGTTCTTGCCTTGTTCGGGGCGGTCGACCGCGACGGCCGCAAGGGAGATATTAACGTCTTTCTGGTTGGCGAGAAAGGCACGGGGAAAAGTCAAATGCTTTCCCGAGTTGCGGACCTCGCACCGAAGAGCGTTGAAGCCTCCGGGAAGGGAGCGACCGCGGCCGGGCTTACAGCAACGGCGACACAATCCGACCATAGCGACGGGTGGATGCTTGATGCTGGTGCGTTAGTCTTAGCCTCTGGTGGATTAGCCGCGATTGACGAGTTCGACAAAATGTCTGATGGGGCGCGTAAGAGCATGCATGAAGCCATGGAACAACAGCGGATTCCCGTGAACAAGGCCGGTATCAACACCGTTCTCCCGGCAAAGACGGCGATCCTCGCGGCCGCTAATCCGACCGGCGGGAGCTACCACCGATACACACCCCTATACGACCAAATTAATCTTGAGGCTCCGCTTATCTCTCGGTTTGACCTTATCTTTGCGTTGACCGCGCTTGTCGACGCCGAGAGAGACGCGGAGATAGCCGCACACCAGATTTCCGCGGAGGATACGACCCAACCCATTGATGACCAACTCATAACCGAGTACGTGGCGTATGCGCGCCAGCACGTCGACCCGAAGATCCCCGAAGGGAGCGACGTTGAACAGCGGTTGGTGGATTACTACGTTGACCTTCGGGAGAAAACGGAACAGGATGACGGAAGTTCTACCTTCGGCCCGCGGACGAACGACGCACTTCGACGCCTTGCCGAAGCGTCCGCGCGGATGCGATTAGACGACACGGTTCGGATGGAAGACGCCGAGCGAGCGATCCAACTTAAGCAGATGCACATCGGGGATACTGGTGTGACCGAAGAGGGTGAGATTGACGGCAACAAGATGAGCGGCTATGAAGACGGTGATTCAATCCGCTCGCAAATCAAAGGTGCGTTACATGATACGGAGTGGCAATACCCGTCCGATATAGCTGGTGAAACGGGGATTGCCGAACCGAAGGTTCGTGACGTATTAGAACGCGCTCGGGATGGGAAGATTACCCTGCCGGTTGAAGAGGCAAACGGGAAATGGAGGATTGACTAATGAGCGACCGCGCACCAAGAGGGCGGAAGGATAGCAACGCGGGCGAACAGACGCACAGAGCGGAAGCCAGACGGTTCTTAGGGACAAGTATGGCACAGGCCATGATTAGACGCTTAGGACAAGATGAAGAGCGTACCCGAGCGTGGATGGGCGTCGCCAATGATCTACACCAGAAGGGAGAACTCGGATCGGGAGTTGTCGAGAACATAGCCGAGAAAGTGAGCGAGGCACAAGAATAGGCCCAAATCTATAAGTGGGAACCGTTCGCATAGGCAAGCGTCATTGTTGTGTTGTGTGCGTCCTTCACGGGGCGTTTCGCTAATCTATAAGTAGCAAGGTGTATACATATATCATGTATGCCAAGCGAAACGGTGTACTTGCGTAGCGACCAAGATCTAACGATCCGCGAGAAGGTGAATAGTGGCGACTTTGATAATTATTCCAAAGCGGTTCAGTACGCGGTTCAAAACACGTTCATGGGTGATTCGGAATGATAGCCCAACTCGCCGCGGGGGTTGTGATTCTCGGGATCGGGTTCATACTCGGCTTCATGCTGGGGTATAGTAACGGCAAACTCGACGTGCTGAAAGGTGAGTCTAATGAGTCCTGAACCCGGGCCTAAACCCGCACAACGGTTTGGCGGGCAAGCGATTAGTAGTAGAATCCGAATAGAAGATAGTCCGTTCACGGTACAAGTTCATGAGGCGTACCGCGGAGAGCTTTCGTTTATCCGCTTAGGCGACGAAAACACATTTCAAATCAGTTGTACCAGCGACGATGCCCGCGGAACGGCACGGGTAGAAATCTCCGATGAGGATCTTGAAGAGCTATATGAGCAAATTGGGGAAGTCTTAGACGAATGACCCACGACAAACCACAGATTGACAGGTACGCACGCGCAACTGTTGAGACGAAACCAGAGTACGCAAAGCACCGAATCAAGAACTGCGACTCTCTCGACAGGCTTGAGGCGATCCAAGACGAAGAGGTGAAAGCCGGACCACGGCAAAACCGAATGGCGTGGATCAACCAAACGAAAGCCGAGTTGGACTAATCTTTTCTTTCGCGTCTTGAGTTGTGTTGTGGATACATAGTTTTATTACAAGGGCGGTGTATTGTTGAAGTGTGATGACGGTGAAAGACCTACGCGAAGTTGACAACGGTGACGAATTGACGATCACAACCGAAAGCGGCGAAGAGTTCACGGCAATGGTTACGGGCCACGAACACGACCCTTCGGACAACTACACAAAGGGGTACGTCCGGTGTAACTTTGAAGGCGGGTTGTGGGAACAAGTGAAAGACCGCGTTGATTCGGAGGTTCTTGACCTTCGACAGACCTACGCTCGGAAGTCTGGTCGGCTTTCAGACACCGAACTGTACGGAACCGTTTGGCCCGAACCGGCTGAAACGTCAGAACCCGAGTACGTGTCAATGGGTGAAGTTGAATCCGTTGAGGTAGTGTAATGTACTGGAATCAATCGGATCTCAAAACCTGCGAGTGCGGTCGCACGTATAATCAAACCGTCACATACAACGGGTGCCCCAAGTGTTGGGTCCGGGAGCAATACGATAATGAGTGAATGTGAAGACGACTTTTGGGCCGAGGGTGGAGAGGTTTTACTTCACAAGCGAACGCGGGAGTTGTGGCACGTCACACTCCGGCTGCGCGATGTTGATCACGACGCGCCCGAGTGGCCGCAATGGGCGCGTTACTACCGCCTTGAAGATGATAGTCACACGACCCAAGCGCATTGGAGCGAAGAAGACCTATCTGAGTGTTTCCAAAAGATTGGCGTCGTTGTTGATAAGAAACCAATACAAGCGGATGAACTCAGAGCGTGGTACGAATGACTGAATACCGCCCAACCAGCGCGGTGTGTGTGCTATACGCCGTGTATAAGAATGAGCCAATAACCGCGAGAGAAGTCGCAGAGCGATTAGACGCGGAGCAAGGGCATATGTCCGATGTGCTTAGAAGGCTGGCGCACACGGGCGTTGTGACGCGAGAGAAACGATTAGAACAGAAAGGGCAACCCTACGAATACACGGTGAAAGAATGACTGACCTACCAGACGGCACGGACATGACAAACCCAGAGCATCGAGAGATAAATTGTAGTGCGTACATCGGATCGGGTGGGAAGTTTATCGTAGCAGGCGCACAGAGCACCGATGAAACGATTACAAGCGATATGGTCATGGACCTAACCGACGCGGCAGAGCTAACCGATGAAGCCTATACACGGGCCTTAGAGGGGAGTCTATGAAGATACTCCATGTGTTCGCTGATGAAGGCATAGAGAGTGAGGCCTTAGCCGCGTATGGGGACGTGACGCGGGTTGGATTAGACCCGAAGGACAATCCATATACGGATGAACTAATCGCTTGTGACGCCCGTGAGTTGGATTTAGAGCAGACGTTTGACTTAGGCCTATTCCACCCGCCGTGTCAACGTTGGGCGGTCGGGAGTTACACAAGTGGCGATCCGAAAGAGCGGCATGAGAACCTAATCCCTGTCGCTCGGAGAGTGGCGCGTGAATACTGTGAAAACTGGATAATTGAAAACGTCCCACAAGCGCCACTACATCAACCCGTGACGCTCAACGGTGGGATGTTCGGGCTGCCGCTACACTATGAGCGGGCGTTTGAAACATCATATCACGTTGACCAACCCCGTGAACAGACGCGACTCTCGGGGCCGGGCGGCTTCGAGACACACCACGCAAACGGTGGGTTTCAAGGGTCTAAGCAACTCTGGAAAAGTGCGAAAGGCTACACGGGCGAGTATGACGCGAGGAGCTTGAAGCGTGAGGCAATCCCCCGAGCATACATTAATTACCTAATCCGACCGTTGTTAGACTAACCGATACTCCTTTGAGACACGGGGAACATAGTAGGGGTATGGCCGAGTCTCTAATCAACAATCCAAACCAGCAAAAGTGCCTTGCGTGTAAGTCCTATGTTGCGGTGAGTCGATCCGGGCGATTCAAATGTGAAATGTGCGGGTATCAGGGGAGTCTGTTACATCCGTAGTGGGTAATTGAACCACAATTATTAAGTCAATTGCTCTGTAATTGTAGGTCGGATGGTAACGACAATCACAGTCAGCGACGAGACGCTTGAACGATTCAAGTCGCTCAAGTCAGAAACAGGCGACGGGGAAGCGATAGCAGAACTTTCCTCCGACCAGTTTCTGAATAGTCTCCTCGACGCATGGGAGGAAAACGACAAGAGCATCTACGGAACGCCAACCGTAGAAGTCCCACAAGATATGAGAAAACAGTTAGACCGGATTGAAGCCGCGGCAAAAGAGGCAACACAAACCGCACAGGACACACAGCACACACTTGAGGGGCTTTAATGACACTCCGCGAAAACGCGACGTTGTACGTATACGCCCCGGATGAATCAACGTTAGTTCACGGTGTAACGGTCCATGAGGGCACACCTATCCCGCGAGAGGGTGAACTACTCAAAACAACGGATCACACCGAAGATACGCCCGCATCAATTGAGTTTACGCATGATGAAATGCTGCGCGTGAAAGAAGTACAAACTGAGTATCGGCTTCAAGAGAATATTGGGAGAGGACAGTCATGGCACCAGTTCGTATACGTAAAAACGGAGAAACAAGAATGAGTCTAAGCCGAATCGGAGAGGACGGGAATTGGTTTGACGTGAACCCCGGATACGTGTATGTTCAAAGTGGGAAGGTCTTTGAGCATGAGTTTAACTGCGGAATCCGCTGCTTTGAGCATGAGTTTAACTGCGGAATCCGCGGCGTTGAACACTTTTGCGAGGTAGCCATGCGGGCCTTAGCACAGTCCGGGGAGTTAGACGACGAACAACTTGAAGCGTGTGAGAACGCGCTTAGAACGCGATTTGACTATGCTGTTATGGACCCGGACGTGAAACACTTGGTTGAACAAATGGAGGATGCGACATGAGTAACTATTACTGCCGAATCTGCGATAGAGAGATCCCCCACTATGGGAGTTATACAAGTCACATGACACTCGACCACGGGGTTGAGGTATGAGGCCTGTTAGATTCCTCACCAATTACTGTGACTTTGACCTTGGGCCATACGTGCTTATGGCCGTGGCGAGAAAGACGCATAACGACGACGTGACCAATAACAGCGAGCCTGTGTATCGTGAGGTGATTCACAACTACGACGACGCAGCACGGGCCTATGAGGATATTCGCGTGCGGTGTGAGCGACGGCCGTACGAATGGCGTATCTATGTCACGGCTAATCCGCGAGACGTACAGACAGCGTACTTCAACTTTCGTGACCGGATGAACAAGTGGTCTAAACGGCTTGTGAATGGCGACAGTTCGGTTGAAGGGAAGTTGGGGAACGTTGCTGGAGAGTGGGTTAGTGAACTCCACCGACCACAATCAGCGGCTACGTCGTACTTTACGTTTGACCTTGACGGCGTGACCGGCGACGACGTGGATGCGTTCGTTGATGCGCTCCCGCGGGAATGTGTCGCAACGCAAGAATCACCGAACGGCTACCATGTTGTTACCGAACCGTTTGAATACCCCGAGTGGGATTCCCCAGTTGAATATGATAGTCTCGATACGGATGGACAAGTTCACGTCGCACAGATCAAATACAATGACGAGTAACGTCCCCCGCGAGCCTGAACATTATTGGCCGAGTACCCACGCCAAGGATATGCGACGCGATAGGGGCGTTGAGTGGGATGAGGTATCAGACGTGATCAAAAATGGAACCGTCAAACCAAGCCATAAAGAGGGGTGCTGTTTGTTCATCGGGGAGGGAAGCCCACCGCCGTATTGTGTCGCACATATTGGAAGCGGGAAAGTGATCACAATCGGGTGGAGAAAATGAGTGAGCTACTATGGAAAAAGGTGTATCGGTATGAGCATCCCGACGAGAATGAGATAGTCGAGTTACACCGGCATAGACTCACGGGGAGTACCAAACGGATTTGGAAAAAGGATTGGGCGGCTGAATACTGTGAGTGAAAACATGAACCTACGCAACCTATGGCCGTTCAAGACGGCTGATGACTTAGAGAAAGCGGATAGAGAGACAACTACTCTTCACCAAGTCAAATGGGTCGAAGAGGTTGAAGAGGAATACAGGCTCATCACGGAACGTATTGTGTGGTCCGGTGGGGCCGAGAAAGAGATTGAATATTGCGTTGATAACACAACCTACCCAGAACACCCATGCGATATTGACGGCTATGAGATATTCCATATTGAAGAGCGGCCTGCCTACCGCGAAGAGATAGAGGAGAGAACCGTCACAAAGACACGGGAGAAAACAAAACGAACATGGATCGACGGCGAGATTCCACCCGGTGTTGAGAAAACGGGCAAGACAAAGGAAATCAGCCACAAAGGATAAGGGCTTGCGGAAAGAAGGGGTAGTTAAGACCCGGCACGCCGGCGCGTTCGCAGCGCGTTGTGCCGCGTAGTTATGGCTATCGCCACACCACACTCAGACTTTGACTGTTCGTATTGTGGCGGAACAAGAAGCCCGGAGACAAGCGTTAAAGGCTCATTTTGTAGTATTGAGTGCTATTGGAAGCACAAAGGCGAGAACATCCACCGCCAGATAGATAACGATCACACCCGGTGTTCAAGCTGTTATGCCCGGCGGAAAACAGTAAGCGTCCCACCCGAGGAGTTTGTCCGGGATAAGAAGATTCGAAACGGGATACACTCGGCAGAGAGTATTGTCGGTTTCGAGTACCTTGAACCGCACATGGAGAGAGAACACGGCTTTACATACTGTAAGTGCGGGAATATTGACCACTACGCCGAGATTGATGAGTTGAGAGGCGTTGACCTTCAAGACGTACTGGTGAACCTCTGGAGCTTGCTTATAGAATACTATGAGCAAGACCAATTCGGGGACAATAGACCCGACAAAGAGATTCTGTTTGACACACTTAAGGAATCGGACCTTGATTGGCGACTTGCCTTAGGCCGTTCCGTCTATTCAGAGTAAACACTAAATACCATGTCTCACATTATCAACCCGCAACGCACAGTAACAACCGGCCGGGATTTCCACCCGAACCGGCACCCACCGTGGATATGGGTGAAACGCCCGGGGTTTTAGTCCTCCCGCGGTGATTTGGTATGTCACTATCGAGAAACCCGCATTGGCGCGGCAAAGTCAATCTCTGGTGTAATTTCCTCAACGGAACGTTTGAAATGGACCGCGCAACATATAGTTTAGTCGCCCGATCAATCCTCTCGTTTTTCATGCTAATATTGGTCTACACCGGGGATGTATCAGGCACGGTCGGGATCTTTGGCGCGACTGTTACCTCCGGGATTGACGTAGCTGCGTTTCTTGAGGCTGTAAAGGAGACACAAACCGATCAAACTGAACAAACGGTGTTTGACGAATGAAATGGGATACACTACTCAGGATTACGGGCGTCTTGGCGTTGGTTGCTACCTACGGGATGTATCGCTTCACGGGCGGCGATATGAACATGACCGTCTTTCTCGGGATTGTGACGGCCATCCTACTGGTTGTTGCCCCTGAAGCCGTGGATTCCTTCCCGTGGGGTCCGAGTAAGAACTAAGGCCCATGCCCGTGTTGTGTGGGGTATGGTAGAACGCGAATTTGCGACCTTCACTGTTGTATGCGACGGATGTGGTTCCGAGTGGGATAGCCAGCATGAATGGCTTAAAAATGATGAGTGTATGCCGGAGCGTTCTTAGACCGCCCCAGTCGCGTTGTGCGTAGTTTTAGCGAAACATGGCCATAGGTACTAACAAATGAACGAAGCCTCTGAGCGTCCGCCTGAGAAGGTTTGTGACGTGGATGACTGTAGTGCGTGGAAGAGTGGCGAGTATGATTTCTGCCATCATCATAAGGGACTCCAAGAGGGCCAAGCCGAAGAAGGCAACCAACGAGCGACGAAACACGGGTTGTATGCCCTCCCTGAACACCTGAAAGCGCACTTCACCGAGACACAACAGGATCGATACACCGCGTATTTCGAGGCGTTGTGTACCAGATACAGCCGGATTCACGGGCAAGACCCGGATGAATTCGCCAAGGATCGACTCTCTCGGATTGCGATTGAGTGCGTCAAAGAGCGGATCGCGGATGAATGGCTGGCTGAACAAGCTGGCGACACGGGGAATTTACTGATTGAATCGTTTGTGTTGGACGTGGATGAACAGGGCAACCCCGTTGAAGTCGAGCAAGAGAACACGGTTTTGAAGGAATTAACGGCTTTGAAGCGTGAGACGCGGCTTACCTTGAAAGATATGGGGCTACTCCATTCGCCGGAGGATAAACAGGCACAGGCCACGGAAGACCTTGCCTCGCTTTGGGCTAATGAGTTGAGAGACTAACGGCTTGTATCCGCAAATTCAAGCAGTTCACCCTCCCACGGTGGATCATTGTCGTGGATGAACGAATAATACGTTCCGTGGCCGTAATCCCGGTCAAAACATATCCGCTGATACTCACGGCAATCAAGTGGCTGTCCGTCGCCTACAACGCCGCTAAGGCCCTTGTTGTATCCGTCACCACATACGGGGCACTTGGCTGGTAGGTCACTCATCGGAGTTCCTCCCGGACCTTCCGCGGCAGATTTGATTCTAAGGCCTTAACCTCGGCACTACGGAACTTGTTAGGGCTGTACGACTCAACATCCTCAAAGTAGTCACTTGAATCCATAGCGTTGAACACTACGCTATCTTCTGCCGGCGAGACGGCGCGGATACTATCTTTAAGGGAATCTCCATAGCCCACCGTATGCGACCGTAGCGCGGCGTGAGTGTCGCACTCTTCATACGCCTCAACTGCCTTTTGCTTGTCCGTATAGACTTGTGACACGCCGTTTAGAGCGCCTTTGATTAGGACGTGAATCCTCATGGTGGGGGATTCGTCCCACACAAACGAGCGGTGTTCCTTCGACCGCTCTTCTTCGAGGTTGCGCTTGGTGTGTTCTAACTCTTGTTCAAGTTCTTCAATCCGTTCGGTTTGGTCCTTGTGCTGGCGCTTAATGCGACTTAGGGCGTCGGCTTGCGTCGTTTCAAGCGTGTTGTGACAGTCGCGGCATACCGTGATTAGGTTCTCGGGCTTATCGGCACCACCGTCCGCGTCTTTCACGATATGGTGTGCGTGTAGCCCGCGGTCGTTCTCATCAAGGTGTTCCTCATTGGTCATACCGCAAAAGCGGCACTTCCAATTGTCGCGGTCTTTCGCGGCTTCTTTGGCGTTAGTCATCGATAATCAGGACCTTCACGTTCTGGTTAGCGTATTCACTCCCGAGGTATAGACGGCCTCGGTCATCGGTGCCCCGTTCGACAAGTTCGGAAGGGTCAATTTCCACCTTCACACTACATAGTTTGCCCACGGCCACTTAAACTTTGTGTGCTATTGTGGGCAAAACCCCTTGCCGGAACCCACTACAACCAGCATGAGTCAGACACAAGCGCCCGAATCAACAGAGGATCTAAAAAGCCTCTCCCGTCCCGAGCGGTTCAAGTGGGTCTTTGATTTTGAGTTATTTGACTATCAGCGTGAACTTGTTGAGTATGGCGCTAACAACGATATTGCGAAAGCCGCGGTGAAACCCGGTCGGCAGGTTGGGAAAACGCTTACAGGTGGCGCTATTGCCGCTGAAAGGGCCATCTCCGGCCATGACGTAATGATTCTCGGGCCGTTTGAAGATACCGTAAAGGAAATGATGGAAGCGGCCCGCAACCATCTTGAGACGGCAGAGCAAACGCTTCAAGAGGCGGGCTTAGGGTTAGGAACGACGCAACGAAACAAGACGGATTGGCAATGGCACCACTCTGGAAGGCTTCGGGCGCGCACGGTTGGCACGGATGGCACGCAGATCCGTGGCAAGAATCCCGATATTGTCCTGATTGATGAAGCCGCCTATATCAAGGACGGCATTTTTCAAGAGGTAGTTGAGCCGTTTTTCAGTACGCACGACTCCTATGAGTATTATCTATTCTCGACCCCAGCGGGCAAGTCGGGATACTTCTATGAGAAAGTCACGCAAGACGAGAGTTTCTATTCCCCGCATTGGCCAAGTCGGATTTCCCCGTTGATTGATCCGGACTTCTTAGCCGAGAAACGGGAGGAACTTGATAGCCTAACATACGCTCAAGAGTACCAAGGGGAGTTTGTTGAAACTGAAGATTCCTACCTGCCGCATAGTATTGTTGACCCGTGTGTTAACCCGGACGCGGGCTTTTCACGCACGGAACCGCGTTGGTTAGGTGTTGACCCTGCCGAGCGCGGGAAAGATGAGATGGTGATTTACGACATTGGGGCGTCGGGATACACGCACAACATTTGGAGTAAAGAGACTGTAACCGGCCCTGATTTTGTTGGCCTACTCACGGAGCTACACACGGAGCAGACGCTTCCCACGCCCGATGTAGGCCACGGCGACCCACCAAAGAACGGCTATGAGCAAATCATAGTTGAGTCAAATATGGCGGGCCTTGCGACGGACATTCTTGAGGCTGGCATTGGGAACGTGGTTACTCCCGTTAAGAGTACGACCAAATCCAAGGGGCCGATGTATAAGCGCCTCAAGAGGGACTTAGAGGCGGGCGAGATTACGCTTCCAAATTATCGGAAGTTGATCAACCAGATAACCAGCCTCCAATATAGTTACACGGCAAATCAGAACCTCAAGCTTTCACACCCACCGAACGGGCATGACGACTATCCCGACGCGCTCATGTTGGCGAACGCGGGCCGGACGGGTGTGGCGGAAAACTACCGGACGGATATAGAAGGCAGCACAACCGGGCAGAACGTACCCCTAAGCTGGTAATCATATGACAAACCCAACCGAAGAGTGGTCGGACGCATTTAGCGAGCAAGTAAGCAAAGGCACCCGCAACTTACTCGACTTACCCGCGTTTTACGACTTTAGTGAGGAACGATACCGCTTTATTGAAAACGGGAGTCGGATTCGAGATCCGCACGCCGATAGCACCCGGTTCACAGACCAAGACCAACAGTTCCTTATTGAGCCAAACGCGGGCGATACGCTTGAGTTCAAGACGGCCGAAGCCCCGCGCTATATTGTTGGCAATGACGCGGACGTAAGTTGGAGCTTTCAGTTTCTCAGCGCGCTCCAAGACGCAAGCGACGTTTTCACCCTGTTTGTAGAAGACGCTTTTGAGATTGAATATGACGGCGCTGGAAATACCACCTTCCGAAGCCTTGAAAGCGGGGCTGAAAAGGTAAGCGAGCCTGTTGAAACACCAAATGGCTTAGAAAGTCCTTCGCGCCCCGAGATAGAATTTAATTGGTATGCTGTTGGCCGCGCAGAGGTTTCGATTGATTACACGCGACAGAGCCAACAGCGAACAACGAAACCCACCACAATCACCGTTGATGACGATTGGTTAAGTGACGATCCGACGGGGAGGGTCGGCTTCCGGCTTGATGTTTCTAACTCGGGCATTAGCCTTGAAGCGGGGAGCATCGGGTATATTGTCAAAACCGATACGATCCCGACCACCCGGCCAAAGCCGCACGTATTCAGTTCCACCGAATTGAATCAAATCGCGGCGTCAGGATATACGGTCTTGGGGGCACTACGGATTGACCCTGACCGCGATAACGTCTTTACAAACGTTACCTCTGTTGATATAACTGCCGAGCAATCCGTTGACGTTGAAGTATTCTTGAAGGCCGTCCCAGAAGGAGAGACGGACGCCGATTTCTTAGACCCGGATAACGACGGGACCGATGAAGGCCCGGCCTACCCGCGGAGTACAAGCCCACAAAACAGCATTATACAATGGACGCCGAACGTTTCGACGTTCCCAACGCGCACCTATGCGGTTGATGGGACCACAATCCCAAACGGCCGAAACGTCGGCGCGGCAGCCGAGTCGTCAGCGGGTGTCGGTTCGGGTGTCACCAAAGCCGGGCGGTCGTTCCGCCGCAAGCGCCCGGTGTATAAAGACGACGTTGTGCTAATGATAGGCCACACACCCGATTCAAGCACCGCGGCAGACGTTGATGCGTTCGTTGAAACAGACCAAGAGTGGTAACTAATGAGTAGTGAGAGTTTCACCTTCAACGGCAAGGAATACGACCCCGAAGTAGCGAATGCCGCAACCAGTATCCTTCGGGAGCGTATGAGTGAGAACGCGAGGGGGATTAACCCAACCGCGAGCGGCGGGATTGGCGGTGCGGATGTTAGCTCTGACGCGACGATCACACGGTGGTTAGGCCAACAGTATAACGGCGACCGCGACGTTCACAAGGTCTTAGGCTACCCTGATTTAGACGACGAAACCGCGCTTGAGCGATACCGGGCGCGATATGAGTATCAGGACGTAGCCAACCGGATTATTGACGTATTCCCCGAGGACACGTTCAAAGACCCGCCAAAGATCGTTGATGGGGGCGAGACTGATACTGAATTTGAGCGGGTTGCGAATACGTTCCTCCATTCCGAGGCGAATGCCTATTGTCGGCGCTTAGACCGCGCGCAACGGCTTGGAGAATACGGGGTAATGGTTGTGGGGGTTGCGGACGGGCAACCGCTTGAGGAACCCGTAAACGAATCTGCCGTCAATTCTGTTGACGACATTACCCACTTCAACATCTTCACGCAAGAGAACGTTGAAGAATGGGAGCTTGGGAAGGACACTAACGGCGAACATTCCGACCCGAGTAGTGAGCGATACAACAAACCCGTTACCTATCGCATTGACTTCGGGGATGTTGACGCTGATAATCAGGATGACGACTTCAAAGAAGTCCATTGGACAAGAGTCATCCACGCGGCAGAGGGCGCGCTTGAGACAGACTTGAAAGGAGAACCCGCGTTGAAGCCGATTATGTATCGGCTGATTGACCGCGAGAAAGTCGTCGGCGCGTCGGCTGAAATGTTTTGGAGCGGGGCCGACGAAAAGATAATCGCCAACGTCAAAGAGGACTTTGCGCTGAAACAGTATGACGACACGGGCGAGCGTGAAAACTTCAAAGAGGATCTTCATGCCCTACTTCACGATATGCAGAAGTACATGGTTAGTACGGGCATGGACTATGAGGTAATCGGCGGGCAAGAGGTTGACCCGTCTGGGGTTGTTGACACCATTGATACGGCGATTGCGACGGCTATCGGGATGCCGAAAAACAAACTCCGGGGGAACGAAACCGGAGAACGGGCAACCACCGAAGACCGAAACAATTGGTTTGATACAATCTCGACGCGGCAGACGAACTTTGCCGCGCCCCAGATTGTCCGCCCGTTGATTGATAGGCTGGTTGGGTTTGGTGTTCTCCCCGAGCCAAGCGAAGGTGATTATTCAGTTGATTGGCCAAGCCTGTTTGAACAAGACGACAAAGAGGTAGCAGACACCCGGAGCGCCCGGAGTAGCGCGCTTCAAGCCTCTGGGTTGGCCATGACGCTAAGTAGTGAACAAAAGTTAGCCTATCTTGAAGAGGGGCCGGAAGGCGTGGATATGAGCGACACGCAAGAGGTGCCTGTTGACCCGGCAGGGGAAACGCCCGGCGAAAATGAAGCCTTCCATGACTTGTTTGAAAATGTGAGTCTCACGCCGCCGCAAGAGGTACAATCCCACGCGCAAGACGTACTGGATTGGCGAGAGGATCCGGACAAGAACGTTTCGGGCATGACGGATACGGGCTGGAATCGCGCGGAACAGTTGGCGAGTGGTGAAGCCCTCTCTCCGGGCGACGTTCAAGAAATCCATGCGTGGTTTGCCCGCCACGGACCCGATGAGTATGAGTTGAACACCGAAGGCATGGACCCGTGGAAGGATAACGGGAGAGTTGCGATCAAAGGTTGGGGCGGCCCGCCTATGCGTGAGTGGATCGCAGGGAAGCGGGCGGCGCTTACCGAAGCGGGCGAGCTTGAACCAGTAACCAACGCCCGACGCTACGGAGAGGGTGATACCGTGGACACACCGGACGGCGTTGGTGTGGTCATGGACGTACTCACCGAGACGGTTGAATCCGAGGATGACGTAATTGAAGCCTCGGAGGATAGTCCGACGTATCTGGTACTCACCGAATCCGAAAGCGACGGGTTGGGTAGGTTCAAGGCGTCGGAGCTTAACAGCACCGAGATTGAAACCGAACTTGAGAACCCAACCGACGAGTTAGCCGCAAACGCAGAGCATAGCCGGTTTGATCAACTGGTTGCGTTGATTACGGGGAATCAAGATGGGTTCTTTGAGTGGCCCGAGAGTTGGGAAGAGTCGGACACCCCCGCGAGAGTAATCGCACTCAAGGCCTTCGCCGGTATGAATGGCAGCTTTGACGGATGCGTGCGTGAAATGCGTGGGAATATCTCCCGGCCCGAGGCGTTTTGCGGCGACTTCATAGATCGGTTGGTTGGCAACCCGTATTGGAGGGGTGATAGCCCGCTCCCCGGAGCGTAATGATACACATAGCACACGAATACCCGTTTTGCGGGAGCGGGAGCATTGTGTACGGCCCTGAGTTTGTAGAGCCGTGTGAGTATTGCGGAGCGGACACCCTAACGCATTAATGGATACCGAAGCCCTTGCCGACAAGCCCGGAGCGCGCACAGTCCTTGCCGAACTACAGGACGGCCCCAAAGACAAAGTTGAGTTAGCAGAGGCGTTAGACAAGTCCCCCAGTACGGCAAAGGACAAAATCGGCTTGCTCCGGGACGCGGGCATTGAGGTGAAATATAGCCGCGCCGAGAAATGCTATCACCTTGAAGAGAGTGTTACCCGAGGCGCGAGCGAGATCGCAACCGATGAAGTGGTCCCTGAACTCAAGGATGGGGTTGCGCTTTCAGACTTAGCGGAGCAGCTTTCAACGACCGCCGGAGAACTCACGGACGTTTTCGACCGGCTTGAACAAAACGGCTACAATCTCGACACGAAAGAGAACGGGAGTGAAACCTACTATTTCCTCCCGGCAGAGGTAGACCGACGTTTTGCGATTGATGACGGCGACGGACATTACACGTTTGCCCTGATTTCAGACACGCACTTAGGATCGAAGGCGGAACACCTTGAAGAGCTAAATGAGTTCTATGATAGGTGCGTTGAGCGCGGCATAGACCGCGTGTTCCATTGTGGGGACATTTCTGACGGGTGGAAGGTACACCCCGGACACCTGAACGAAATCAAGGATGAAGCCGCTGGTTGGGGCCGACTCAAAGAATACGTCATCGAGAACTATCCCCAACGCGACGGGATAACGACGTACTTCATTGAAGGCAACCACGACAACAAGTTTTACAACCGAAACAATATCCGGTTCGGTCGGTTGCTTGGGGATAGGCGCGAGGATCTTCAATACTGTGGGAACGCTCAGGCAACCTTTGTTCTCGACAGGGAGCATGATATTGACCTTGAGCTAATCCACCCGAGCGGCGGCAAGCCCTACACGACAGGGTATAGACTTCAAACCCTATACCGAGAACGGAACGTAAACGAACGGCCGACTATCGCAGGCGTGGGGCACCTCCACGGCAGTATGTACGCCGAAACCGAGGGTGTGAAGGGGATGTATGCCGGTGCGTGGAAGGGAACCACAACCTACGGGAAGCGAAAGGGCCATGAAGCCAAGATCGGCGGGTGGATTATTGACATGGATATTAAAGACGGCGTTGTGACGAACTTTGTTCCCCAATGGCAGGGCTTTGAAGAGCGGGAGAGTGGCAACCGCTATGAACTTGAAGAGTTATGAGTCATTCAGGCGCGTGCTACGCCGAGAATCTAAGCCTTAGAAACGATCCGACAAAGACCTTAGAGGTACGTCAAAACTTTCTCCAAGACATTCGGGGGCGATTTAGACGGTTAAGTGGTGTTATCCGCAGAGCTATCGGCCCTGAAAATGACGTACTCAAGTTAAGCCAAAATATTGACGCCCCCGAAGCGTTTGACTTCCCAACCGACAGGGAAAAGATCCAAGCGTTTCAGGAATGGCTCAAAGAGACAATTGAAAATGAGGTGTTGGAACCAGCAAGCTTCACGGAACTCCGAGAGGGCAACCATTGGACAAACGACTATATCCGAAGCGCCTACCTCATCGGTCGGAACGTGGCGATTGGGCGGTTGAAACAAGAGGGCGTATCTGTCGAGAACTTACCTAACAGCGAATTACTCCAAACGCGAACGTCAATCAAGACACTCCGGGATCTATACAGTCGGACGTATGAGAACCTGCGTGATATTACGCAGGATATGGCGGGTGTAATCCGACAAGAACTAACCGAAGGGTTTGCTCAAGGCGAGAACCCGACAAAAATGGCTCGCCGGATAACGAAGGAAGTCAAAGATATACAGCGGACCCGCGCGGAAACCTTAGCGAGAACGGAAACCATCAACGCTGCGACCCAAGCCACATTAGACGAATACGAGCGCGCGGGGGTTGACGGCGTGTCTCACGGTGAATGGAACGCAACGCAAGCCGGAGCGTGTCCGTTCTGTCGAAGACTTAGTGGTGAACAGTTCACAGTATCAGAGTTCCGCGCAAATCACGCCGTTCGTTTCCGCGGCCAAACATACCGTTTAGCCCCGCCAGCACACCCGAACGGCCGATGTGCTATCATGCCGACAATTGGGTTAGACCCGGATTCATTAGATCCGCTTAGTGAGCGCGTTCCGGGAGAGTTGTTGAGTGACTAATCTACTGCCGATGACCGTCGCAAGACGCGAGGACCATGCTTACAATCAATGTTCAATCAGGTAATCAACACCGATTCCGTCAGAACGGAAACCCTCGACGGAACGGACTATGCGGTCGCACCGATTACCTTGCTCAAGCCGATGAATCTAAACGTCCCATCTAACTGGGGCGTCAATGAGGCATACTTACCCGCCGAGCAAGCGAAAGAATCCATCCCGAGTTGGAACGGAACGCCACTCACGCTAAACCACCCGAGCGCGTCAAACGGTGCGGGAACGACCGCAAATTCCCCCGAGATCCATGAGAAAAGCGTCTTAGGACGTGTCTTTAACGCCGAATGGAATGATGGGGCTGTTGACGCCGAAGCGTGGTTCAATAAGGACAAAATCCGCGATATGGGCGGGACCGCGGAGCAAGCCCTTGAGAACGTGCTTAACGGAAAGGGCGTTGAAGTCTCGACAGGCTACCGGGCAAGCAAGCTTCCGAGCGGGGAGTACGATGGAAAGACCCGGAACGCCGTTCAGGGCAACTTGAAGCCGGACCATGTAGCCGTCCTACCCAGCTCTAAGGGGAAGTGTTCAATTGAAGCCGGGTGTGGCGTCGGGCAACCAGTTGCGAATAGCCTGATTGTCACAAACGCCGAACACACCTACTCAGAGGGGGATGTTGTTGAGTGGGAGAGTTCGGGCGGGATGGCCATGGGGGTAGTGCGTGATACTATCTCCGAAGGCCAATATGATAGTGAGATTGACGGCGATCAAACTATCACCGCGCCGGCAGCCCTCATTGAAATCGTTGATGAGACGGATGAGGGGCTTGAACCCACCGGCACAATGGTTGGGCACAAAACCGATACCGATACCCTAAGCATGGTTCAAGACCCGCCGGAGGTTGTCGAGAACCAAGAAGTCCCGGATGAATACCGCTTTGATAACCCCGGCGAAGCCATGAGTAAGGCCCAAGAAATGGGGCTTTCTGCGATTCACACGCATGGCGACGGTGAAGATACCGTGTTCATGCCGGGGGAGTCGCATGAGGCGCTGGTTGATGAACTCGACATGAGTGAGAACCAGCTGTCTGAAGCGCGAACCCCTACCTTTGACGGCACGGAAACCACCTCTTGGGCCGATGTAAGTAAAGACCTTGAGAGTTGGGCGACTGCGCTGGACGTTGACGCCGAATCCGCGGCCGATATGTCGAGTGAGCAAAAACAGGCGGTTGCTAACCACACGCTGTTAGGCGACCCGGACGCGGATACGTGGCAAGAACTATCCTATTTCCCGGTCGTTAACCCCAACACGTCTAACCTCAACAGAGGCGCGCTTATGGCCGTGCTAAGCGGCCGGGGCGCACAAGCGGACATACCTTCTGATACACTCGAAAGCGCCCGCAGCGTGGCGCAGACGCTTCTTGAGGATGAGTTTGATGAGGATATGTCTGAAAACTCCACCCTCAAGAGCGTGTATAATGCGCTCAAGAGTGTGTTTGAACAGTCATCCGACGAGTCGGCGGAATCCGACGCGGGTAGCGCGGAACCCACGGACCCAACTCCGCGAGACAACACCATGAACGAACTTGAAAACGAAACCATGATTCAGGAACTCGCGGACAATACGGACTTTGACCGCGAGAATCTTGAGGCATGGGACGGCACGGATTGCCTTGCGAACCTTTACGAAAATCATATGAGCGACGACCCTACCGAGAACGACGACGGGCAGATTGTCTTTGACAGTCAGGAAGAGTTTGAGGCGGCTGTTGAAGATGTTGTGTCCAACCGACAGGAGCAGAGTGAAAAGGAACGGCTTGCGTCCGAAATCGCGGCTAATTCCACCGAATACGAGGATTCGGAGGGTGTACTTGAGGACTTCCCGACGAAGGCGGCCCTCAACACCAAGAAAAAGGACGTGATTGGCGCGGAGCCGGACTTTAGTGCGGGTGTTGGCGCGAGCGCCCAGCCCGCGACGAATACCGAGGATGCGGACGATCTCAAGATGTTCGCAGGTGATGAATAATGGTGTCTGATAGCCCGAATACGATTCTCCTTGAGGGAGACGACGACAGTTATCAGCGGAGTAACGCGGAAGCGGACGGGACTGTTACCCCCGGCCAGCTTGTTGAAGTAACCGGCGTTGACACGTCCGCGGCGAACGACGTGGATCTTGTTCAGCGGTATTCTACCTCTGCCGAGAAAGCGTCGGTTCGGGTCGCACTTGAGCTTGCCAAGGTTGGCAAGACCATTGATGAGGACTATGCGGACGGCGATTACTTTGAGTACCGCGTGTTTGAACCCGGCGACGAGTTCTATGGCCTCGTCTTTGACGGGTCGAACGCCGCCGGGACGGGCGCGGACCTAAGCGCCAACGCGGACATTAGCCGGGGCGACCGGCTGGTTGTCTATGCGGGCGCTGGTGAGAACGGCAACCTTCGGAATCTCGATACCGGAAACGGAGATGCTGAAGGCGCGGCGCTTGTTGAGGCGCTTGAGAGTGTTGACAATTCGGCTGGGAGTACCCCGGCGCGGATTCGTGTGAAGGTGATTTAAAATGTCTGACGCAAACGTTACGAACGCGGAGAGTATGGATTACGGCGGTGCGGCGTGGGGTGCTGGTTGGGATTGGTTCAGCATGAACCAGAACCAGCGAAAGGCCTACGCCGCCAACGCTATGGCGTCGAACGCTTCGACGCTTGAGCGCGACGAGTATGAAACCCTTTCCGACCGGATTATTCAGACCTTCAAGCGTGCGCTTGTTGGTCTTGATGACCTTCAGGAACAGGGCCTCACCCGGAATATCAGCCTTGCCACGCAGGTGGACTTGTGGCAAACCATGTCCGAGGTAACGGAGGCTGATATTACGATGGACGGGGAGGATCAGGCCGATAATGATCGGATTGAGTACACTACCGAGGGTGTTCCGGTCCCGATTATTCACAAGGACTTCCGTATCCCCCAGCGAGAGCTTGAAACCTCCCGCCGGATGAACAACGACCTTCGGACGGACACGGCCGCGGAAGTCTCGCGTGCGGTCGCGGAAATGGCGAATCAGATGCTCTTTCAGGGGTGGAACCCCGGCGTGTCTACCGAGCGGGGGGACACCTTTGAGGTGTATGGCTACACTTCTTCGGACGTTGCGGCCCCGGTAAGTGGGTCGGACTTCGGAACTGAAACGAACATCCGTGACGCCTTTGTTGGCGCGATTGACAAGCTCACCGACGAGAATAATCAGGAACCGGCCGGCGACGGGTTCCTCACCTACATTAGTCAGACGCAGTATCGGCAGTTCCGGTCTGCGATTGACCCCGATGGGGATGGGAACCTCACCGTTCGGGAGCGCGTTGAGAACGAATTTGACATGGAACTCGGGCCGATTCAGTCGGTTCCTGATTACGTGCTTCCCGATGGGGAAATGGTCATGGTTAATCCGACCCCTGACGTTGTTGAACTTGCGCTTGCGGAAGATATGCAGACTATCGAGTGGTCGAGTGGGTCCGGCATGACCAACTTCTACAAGGTTATGTGGGCGGGCGCGCCGGAGATTAAGACCGACTCCAAGAACAACAAGGGCGTGGCGCACGTTACCGGAATCTAAGATGGCCTATGAATGGGTCGGCCCGGACGTGCTTACTCGGGTTGGGGGTGAACAGATTGAACCCGGAGACACGTTTGAGCCGACAGAATCCGAACTTTCGACGTTTGCCGACCGGATCGCAGAATCCGACGCCGAGAATGGAACCCACACGGCAGGCGACGACGAAAGTGAAAATGATGAATCGGAGTCCGAACCAGATTCGGAACCCAACTACGCGGAGATGGACTATGCTGAACTACGGCAACTCGCCGTAGATGCTGACACCGACGAGATTAACGGCCGGAGTAGCGCCGGCGAGATTGTCAGTTACTTTGAGGGATAACTAATGGCCCGTGTTCAACCCGCCGATGTAAATGAGATTTTTGATACCGATCTAAGCGATAGCTCTCTCTCGGCGTGGATTGACGTGGCGACCGTTATTGTTGACGACATTGAAGGCGTAAACCCTGAAATCAAAGACAGTCGGCTTGAACAGATTGAAAAGCTCTTGAGCGCGGGCTATGCGGCGAATCAAGACCCGCGGATTAGTTCAACCAGCCGTGAAACGGCAAGCGTGAACTACCAGCGGGGGGAGGACTACCCCAACGACTATATCGCAAGTGCGGTTGCCTTAGATCCAACCGGGGTTGTGTCCGACCAATTCAAGCGAACCGCGACGTTAGACGTGCCGGATAGTCGTGGAATCCATGACTGAGTTTTCAATCGATATGGATTCTGCGAAAGTCCGGGCACAATTAGACAAACTCAAAGAACAATACGATGACGATCCGATATATGTCGTTAGTTCTAACGCAGAATATGCGATCTACTTGGAAACCGGCACTCGACATATGCCACCGTATCCATCGTTTGGCCCTGCGGTAAACGAACTTCGCGCCGATCCCGAAGCGTTCCTACTCAAGAACAGCGAACTTGATGGGTTAGGCGACATTGACTCAACAGAGGAATTAGTCAAAAACGTCGCGTTCGCACTTGAGAGTCAAATCAAGACGAACGTAACGGCCGCGGCCGGCGGGCGGTCCCCCGGCGTTGACCCGGACCACCCACAGGTACAAACTGGAAATCTCCGGGCGCGGATCTCGGCTAAACGGATTAAGTGATTATGCCAAGTAAATGGGACCGGGTAAAAGATTCGTTTAGTAGGGCACACGCGGATCTGTTCACCGCCGACTATGAGGCTGAATTTATCAACACAAGTCTCGGCACTCGGGATAACGCAACCGACAGTTTCTCGGGGGAGACTGAAACCTCACTTGGCACGATTAAAGTCGAGATTGTGCCGCCCGCTATGGACACGACGGTGCGAGAAACCGGGACTTCAATGTCATGGGATACCAGTATCAGGTTCCCAACCGAGGATAAGCCCGGTGAGTTGATCCCACTCGGGGATGACAACCAGCAACCCACGGAGGTAATTATCCAAGACCCGGAGGATGACGGACCCGACGAGTTTGAGCTACACGGCCATTCCTATGAGAAAGGGAGCGGGATGCTCCGGTGTCGGTTAGTCGAGAAATAACTTTTTTCGCGTGAATCCTCTTAAGTAGCGTTTTTATACACCTATAAGTATGCCAGCAAAACTAAGCCAACCAGTAGAGGACCAAATCCGAGAGTATTTGGTCCAAAATATCAGGCCCGCCGAAGTGGAGGGATATGATCCAACTCAAAGCGATACCACCGCCCAAGACTTCATCCTTGTAACGTCAGACAATGATAACTACGGGGATTACTACCCGCTGATTTATATCTCCAACAACGCCGGGACAAGCGTCATCGGCGGCGGAGAGACGAATATTAGCAGCGTTCAGGGCGATGGAAGCGGCAACAACCAGAACGCACAGTATAGCGTCACGCTCCAATGCCAAGCGGTTGAGAACGGCCCGTACCTCAACAATGTTGAATACGACGAGTTGGCGTTTACGCTATACCAAGAGGTGAAATACCAACTGAATCAAGCAGATAAGAGCGACTTTGACGGGGTTAGTTATGTGGGTAATGCGACGCCCGCACCCGTTGAACGCTCTTCCGATGAACAGGACGGATCAACCGAGACGTGGGCGCAGTACTCAGGCACCGTGCCTGTCGGTGTGATATTTGAGCCATGACATGGGTTAAGTTCCATAATTCAGCCGTTCAGCGATACCATTCAGACGAGTATATGCCCGCTGACTATTGGATTGAACCAAGTTCCGAGGGCGTCGCGCAAGTAACCGAAGCCGTAGCCGAATCGCTTGTCGAGAATAACATAGCTGATTACCATAACAAATGACGCAAGTCGAGAGCGCACTTCAAGACGCGAGAGTTGAGTACGTTGAAGAGACTACCGAAGGCACCCCGCCGACAGATCCGAGTTGGCAAGTCCTTACGGATTATCTAGACGAGTTCACCTTTAGCCCCGAAGCCGGGCGCGAGGGCATCGAAGTGGTCGGACAGGGTGATATTAAGGATATGTTCCGGGCGGCCGAAGAGCCGACCGCGACCACTTCATACTACAAACAAGAAGGCTTTGTTGATAACGCGGGCGACCCGCTAAATCCGCCCGGAGAGGTCATGACGTATGACTATAGTTGCGACCTCCAAAGTTACACGTTCGTCTACCGGCGTGAGAACGATTGTGACGGTAACTTTGACTCTGGTTTCCGAGAGTATGTTGTTCTCCAAGGCGCGAAACCCACAGAGGTAACGGATCCGGGCGACCCGTCCGAAGCCTCTCCGATTCTTGAAGAGCTTAGTTGGGAAGTCGGCAAGGCCCGCGCGTATGTTATCCACCAGCCGGATAGCGGAACCACGATTGATGTTGAGAATACCGGCACGGAAAGCGTTGATGTAACGATTGAAGATGAAGGCGCGGCGACGAGTGAGACGCTTACGGTGAGTGGCGGGTCTACTTCAACCACGACTGACACGTACAGTAATGTTGACGTGATTTATGCGGAGAGTGACCACGATGGCGACATTATCGTAACGGACGGCTCCGGGACTGAAATCCTTGATACGTTCCTCGCAGGGGGCGATACGGACGGCGTGGAAGGCGAGCAAGGTATCCCGCCGCTCGGGGCTGGCAGTCACGGTTCTGCTATCGGCACGGACCCGACTGATTATCAGTTCATCGGAGTTAGTCAGATTAACTTTGATGGGTCGAGTCTCTCCGACCGGATTCATAGCCTCGACCTTACGGTTAGTCTCGACACGTCGCGGGAGGCTGTTCAGGGCACCCGACGCACCGCTATTGATATTGGAATGCGGAGTGTTGAAGTTGAGGCTGATACCGCCGGCCCGTATGAGACGGCCGACCGTATTCGCCAACAGTTCCATAACGTGAGTGGCGACTTTGTGTATTCCTTCCCTGATAATGACGTAACGATTCGCAACGCCGAGATTACGGACGCGCCGGATTACACGCGGAGTGCGGGCGACGCCAATTATATCCCAAGCACAACGTGGCAGGGCAAAACAGATAGTGACGCAAATGCGATTGATGTGACCTACACGGGGGCCTAATAGATGGCTGATTACGGACAAGACCTTGTAGATCGGGGGCTTGAAATTCTCAAGGGATCGTGGGAATACAACGGCGAAGAAAAGGATCTCTTAGTTGAGGATATTTCTTATCCCGACTTCAAACTCGCCCAACAGTATGGCGTGCTTTCGGCGCGCTTTCAGAGCCTTGAAGATGAAGATTCCGATGACGTTGATGGGGACGAACTAGCCGAACAGGTTGAAAACCTCGGGGACTTTAGTTGGGAAGCCGCAGATGAGGATAAGGACTTTGTGGTAACGATGGTCGAAAACAAATTGGTCAAACCGAATGCCGACCCCGAAACTCTCCCGACTTCTATGCTGCGGGCGCTTGTTGAAGGCATGATGGAAACGTGGCAAGAGTCGGATGATGTTGCCACGGCAAAAGAGGAAATGCCGCTTGAGGGAAATCGGTAAGCACGCCCCAACGGGCACGGCAATCCTTAACGAAAAAGACGTTAGTAAAGGATTGGGGGATTAACCCGTGGGAAATTGATAATCTCACGGCAAAGGATCTCCAAGATATTCGGCTCGCAGAACACACCGAGGCATACATCAAACAAGAACAGCGTGAGCGGCAGCGTGGCCGGTCTTCGGGGAGCATCAGCAAGAAGGAGTATGACACAAACAAAAGCCGACAGCAAGCGTTTGGAGGCGCATAATGGCGACTATTGATGAACTAAGTGTAAAGGTATCAGCCAACACCGCGAGCTTCCAAGCTGGCGCGGAGGCTGTTGAATCCCAACTTGATGACCTCTCAAATGAGGCGATTCAAACAGCCGCGGCTATGTCGATTCTTTCCGACCGCTCGGAGCGTGCGGGGGATAACATTAGCCAAGTTGGGCGACAGTCCACAACGGCGGCCGTTCAGATGGGCGTTTTACAGGCCGCCACGAGCGCGGCAAATACGTCGTTCTTAGGCATTAGTGCGACAACCTACGCCGCACTCATCCCGGCGCTTGTGGCGCTTACAGCGGCGTTGTTCCCCGTTGTTGGGGCACTCGGCGGGTTCATTGCGGTCGCCGGGGCGATTGGCGGAATCGGGTTAGTCGGCATCTTCGGCGCGATTTCTCAACAAGGGGAACGCTTACAGAGTATGTTTAGCGTGCTTGTTGAGAGTGTTCAAGATACCTTTGCCCCAGTCTTTACGGAAGCCGCGTCGGTTCTGTTAACGCTCATGGGGTCGCTCACGCGCGTTGTCAATAACATGGACCCCGCACAAGACACAATCGAAGAGTTCGGGTCACTCTTCGCAGAATTAGGGGATATTATCATCGATTCAATCCCTGCGTTTGTGGATCTTGCTGTTCAACTCACCGATGATTTTCTCCCGCCGTTTGTTGAATTTGCGGAAGATGTGTTGCCCGATGTACCGGGTATGATTCGCGGGCTGGTTCAAGTCTTCCGCCGCATGATCCCGCGGTTTGCTCGGGCGGGTGAACTCCTTGCCGACTTTGTGCCGGCATTTACCGAACTCGGGTTTACCGTGTTGAACGTCTTAGGGCCGGCACTTACCACCCTCACAGAGATTGGGATTGATGTGATTGAATGGTTTAATAGCCTTTCAGAAAGTGTCCAAAAGGCCGGTGCCGCGTTAAGCCTCATTGGGCCGTTTTTAGCCGTTATCGCCACAACGATGGGCGGGCCGCTTCTTGCGGCCGGGAGGGTGTTGCTCTCATCGGCATTAGTGCCGATTGTGAGTAGTCTTAGCACCTTCGCTAGCCTTCTCGCGCCGATTGTCGGTGGCCTCACCGCGATAGTAGGCGTCACGTTCAACGTGATCAGTGCGTTTATCCCCTTCACAGGCGTTGTCTCTTCGCTTATCGGCACGCTAACCGGGTTGCTCGGTAGTCTGGGTGGGGTTATTAGCACTATCGGCACTATTGCCGCGCTTATCGGCACTGGTGGGATACTCTTTGTGGCTGTTGGGGCTGCTATTGGGTTGTTTGTCCGATTTGAAGATGAGATTCGAGCAGTCTTTGACCGTGTGCTACCGATTATTTCTGGCGCAATCAATGACGCGATGAATTGGCTCCAAACAACTGGAGCCGATCTCGCACACAAGGCAATGGAGAAACTCGGTTCTGTTATCCGAACGGCGTTGCTTGAAGTCAAACGCATGATTATGAACCCCGAGCAGTCTATCATAATCAACGCCGTGAAGGATATGGCAAATTGGATTATGAACAATGGACCGGGGTTGATGAAAAAGGCATGGGACACGATTGTTGACGTAACAATGGCGGCGTTCCAAGGCCTCTATGATGGACTTATTGGCAACTCGCTCATTCCCGAGATGATTCGGGATATAAAAGATGCCTTCTTAGGCTTCGCCAATTGGGTAAAAACGACCTTTGCCGACACTATCAGCAACGTATTCGGCGAAGTGGCCCAAGCTATTGGCGACGCATTTGGCACCTTTGAGTTGAATTGGCCCGATGAGTTCCAACAGATTATTGACTTCTTTGGCGGAAATGTCAAACAGGCGCTCAACTTTATTGAGGGCAAAATAGACATCGGCGGCGGTGGCGGCGACGATTCGGGCGGTGGTGGTTCGAGTGGCGGCGGCGACGATGATGGTGGCGGCACGGGTGGGGGCGACGATCCACCGCCGCCGGGGATTGGCCCGCCGGGAGGTGGTGGTCGCGGCCCCGGTGCGCCAGTTGATCCGACTGGCATTGGCGGAATCACGCCCGCAAACGCAATGGCGACCGATGAACAAGCTGTTGCGGATGGGTTTGATAACTCACAAGTCGCCCGGGAAATGCGTGATAAGTTAGATCAAATCGATAACAGCGTTCGGGATGATGGAACCGTTCGTGTCCGTGAGCAGGACGTTGTACGGGGGTTAGAGCGGATGTTTGACCGACAAAACGGGAGTCTCTAAATGTTCAGTCTCGACATTGAACACGACAACAGCACCGACACGCTTCGGATTCTCTCGCCCGACGAGTTGGGGGATGATAACGCCCCAAGCCTCCAAAGTCTTAGCACGACACGCAGGCTCACCAAACAACCCGAATGGCCGGATCGGGCGGAATGTATTGTCTATCAAGACGCTTGGGAAGAGGTTGAACAAGACCTTGATGAGACGGATGATAGGCTACTCATTCGTGAAGATGGAAACATTATATTCGGGGGTCGGCTTACGGACGCTGAAATCAACGGGACGACCGTTTCGGTGATTATTAACTCCCCGAAACGCGACGCGATTGACGCCGAACCGAGCGGGGGGAATGACATTTACCCACCTCAAGAGGACAGTTCAATCGTTACCAATGAACTACTCCCGAGAGTAAACACGGTTGACGCTGGCACGATTGAAACAGTTGAAAGTGGGATTTCGTTTAGTGAATCTCATGCCAGCCCCGGTAAGTCGCTCAGCAAACTCGGGCGGGAAGCCGACGCTGAAATCCGATACCGCGCGACAGAGAACACATTTGAAGTTGATTATGTTAGCCGGCTTGGGGATGACCGAACAGATGAGCTAATCGCGCCGGGGAGTGCCACAGTCGTTAGTGAGCCACGAATCCGCGAGAACACGACTGAAAACGTTACGCATGTGATTGTGTTGGGTGCGGGTGAAGGAACGGCACAGACGCGCGCAGAGGCGGTTGTAAGCGGTTTTGATCCGAACACCGACCGTCCGGTATATCGGCAGCGAAAAGACAAAGACATCCAGAGTCAAGACCGCGCAGAGTCATTAGCGCAAACGTTAGTCAATGAGTATGACGGCGAACCCGAGTATTTAGAGGTTGACTGTGAAGTGCCGGCGTCAGTAGCCCCGAAGATTGGAGATACGTTTACGGTTCAACTCCCGGAAAACGGCGTGGATTCGGAGTTGCGTGTTATTACCCGCGAGCGGCTTGTTGATTCGGGAGGTGATAGATACCGACTTGTGTTATCCAACCGGCGACACACGGCAGACCTAAAGGGCGAGCAAAACCGGGTAGAACTTGAATCCCTGTCTGAAGGGAACGCGGGCCAATACTATGCCTTTGCCGATGGAGAAGGGTGGGACGCGCTTGATAGTAGCGAGCCGTATGAATTTAGTGTATATCGCCCACCGAACACTATCGGTGAACTCCGAGCCGTGTTGCGCGTTGAATCCCGGCCGTATCGCCTTCGGGCGGCGCAGTCAGGGCACACGCATGACGTTGATATTGGCGTCACGTCGGCGTCAAACGATGACTTTGAGGCGCTTGCTGCGTCACAGCAAAATACAACTGGCACGGCGCTTGATAACTTCAACACAATTGAAGACACCTTCTCCCCCGGAAGTGTTGACACGTCAGAGGTGTTAGTCGGTGCTTCACTCCGCGTTGATGCCGGAGGATCACGCTCGGATTCAAACCTTGAGTTCGGATGGCAAGTTTACTTCCAAAATCAAGACACGGGTTATGAACAGTTCCTCGGCAACTATCGCTTCACAATCAACACCGACGAAAACCCTGTTGGAAGTATTAACATAATCAACCGCGAGGCGGATTTTGTCTTTGCCGTTGATCCAACAAACTGCCGGAATGAGACGCTTGAATTGCGGTTTGAGCCGTTCTTTATCGAAGACCCCGATAATATCGCAAGTCAATGCTCCTTTAGTGTGTTCTCAAATTGGATTGCGGTCGGCCAACACACACATAATGTTAATGCGACGGAAACCACCTCCTCGACAGCCGCCGTTGAACCGGGGATTGTTGAGCAAACCAATGAAACAGTTTCCGGTGTTGATGTAACTGTCGCAGGGAATACCGTCACAACCAACTTAGACCACCCAATAGATGAGTCAATAGACCTTGAAGGCGTGTTAAGCGACGGGCGCAATGACATTGAAATAACCAGCGACACACTCGGAGAAATCCGAGCAACGCTTGAGTACGAAGCGATCAAAAACGCGGACTCACGATAACTAATGCCACAAATCCCAAACCGAACTAAAACATTGACGTTCACCGGCAGTCTAGACCTCGCAAACGACGACCTTCGCGTTGCGTTATACGACGACTCAACGGCGTTTAGTTTTGATCCTGATATTCATGACTTTGTAGGGGATGTGCTTGATGGTGGGACGACCGCCGCGGAACCTACGGACGCGAGCTATTCCCGGCAATCACTATCCGGGCAAACAGTTACAACCAACAACACAAATGATGAAACTGTATTTGACGCCGATGACGTGACGTTTTCCTCGCTTTCAACGACCAACCAAATTCAGGGCTTGATTGTATTCCGGCAAGAAACCGACGACACCGACTCGTCAATTGTGTTCGTGATTGACGACGCGGATCAGTCGGGGCTGCCGGTGGAGACGAACGGCACCGACTTCATCGTCGAGTGGTCGACTGACGGCGTGGTTCTCGGCAGCGAGGTGTGACATGACGGATCTCGGCTGGTCGACGAATACGGACTGGACGACCGCGCAGGCAACGACGAACATCGACATTAACTCGGGGACGTTCGAGCTGGCGGATGCAATACCCGACAGCGTCGGGATGTTTCAAGACCCCCAGTATCGGTTCTGGGCTGGCTCTATATCGGCCAGCGATGGGGATTCTCCCGTTTGGTTCCCGGAGGTATTGGCAATCCTGCCTGACGCATCTGCGGTCGGCGCGCCCATCTACCGAGCAAATAAAAACGGGGTTAGCGACACCGTTGAATACGATGGCGTGGACGATGGCCACGACTGGGATGGGGAAGACGGGAGCGTTAGTGGAGACACTTGGTCGATTGCGGCACTCGTCTGGGTGCGGTCCGGGTCGTCAGCCAATTCTGGAGTGTTCTCGTGGGGGACGACCAACGACGCAGTTTTCTCCATCAACGATGGAAACGCGCTAACCGTCCAAATCATTGACATTAAAGACCCCGGAACCTATGGAAGCATCCCACAGGGACAATTTGCTACTGTCGGGGTGAGTTTCAGCAACGGCGATTACAACTTCTATATTGACGGTTCGAACGTTGGGGGCGAGAGTACAGGAACACCTGACAGTATCGACGCGGGGAATATCGGGGTTGGGTATCAACGACCACAATCGGATAGGTACTTCGACGGTTTCGTGGCCGAAGAAATAATCTCGAATAGCGCCGAGTCGAACCAAGCGTTTAGCGACTACCACACGGACCGTCTCGGATG